GGAACTTGAAGAAGCTAGTGCAAAAGCTCGTGAAGTAAATTTATCTATTGAACAAGAAGTTTTATCAGAGAATGGTAGGTTTAAAAAAGGAGTAGCTAAAACTAAAGAAGGTAAACTTACAAGAGGTGAAGGTAAAAAAGTAGGTGGACAGTTTACACCAAAGAGTAAACTAGAACAAGAACAAAGGGAAGATATACTTACTAAAGAAGCAGAAAAGAAAAAAGCTGAAGAACAAGAAGAAGAAACACCGACAGAAGAAAAGCCATCTATAGTTAAAAGAGCAGTAACTACAGCAGGTAAAATAGCTTCTAAAACTGCAGGTAAAATAGCTCGTAAGACAGGTGAAAAATTAGGTATAGTTAAGCCTAAACAACAAACTGAAGAAGAAACAACTCCTAAAACACCTGCTGCAGAAACAACACCAAAAACACAGCCACAAGTTAAAGAAGAAGAAGATGTGTCTGTATCTAGAGTAGCATCTAAATTAAACACAGGAACTATAACTCCTGAAAATGTAAGACCGCAAGATCAAGCTGATGTAGATGCAGCTGTAAAATCTGTAGCAGAAAAATTAGATGCTGGCACAAAAGTTTCTGATCTTACTAATAATGAGAAGACTATAGCTATTGAGTTCCAAGAAGAAGTATCTCAAGCTCGTAAAAAAAAAGTAGAAACTAAAGTAAATAAAAAGACATCTACTAAGACTAGTCAGAAAAAACCAATTAAACCAAGAGAGAAGGGTAAGAAGTCAAACTATAAGTCTGCTAATCAAAACGTATCAAAGAATATAAACTTCAATCGTAGGAATGCTAGAATAACTAACACTATGTTTATACAGGACAAGCTTAATGTACCTGTAGGTATTATAGACTCATCATTTAATCATTTTGGTACATCACCTGCATATGAGGTGGCTGGTGCTGTATTTGTAGATCCTAATAAACTATATCAAGAATTATTTGTACACGAGTATACAGGGCATATCTATTTTAGAGTAAATCAAGATAAGCCATTAATCAAAAACTTTATCAAAGAGTTTGCAAAGTCTAATGAATATGCTGCATTAAAAGGTAGATATCCAGAGCTCGAGATGTTTACATATAATGGTGTAGATTATACTTTAGCTGAGATAGCACAAGATCTACATGAAAGATCATTTAATAAAAATGATGAGTTCTTTTACGAAAATTTATCATCAGAGTTACAGGCTTTGATAGATATAGTTGATGAGATAGCTGCAAATGAATCTGCAGGAGCATATGAAGGCACAGGTGTAACAAAACAAATAGAAGATTATAATGAGCTAAAGCGTATGCTAGGAGAGAATAATCTTGTCAAAGAAGTTGCTGCAGAAAAACAAATGGCATTAATGGAAGAGGGCTGGGCAACTTATATATCTGATCCTGATAATCCTAATACTAGAGAAGATGCAAAACGTATTTTTGATGGTATATTAGAAAGTCCACAAGAAAATAAAAAACGTAAGTCAAGAATAAAACGTTTTTGGAGTTTAGTAAGTAAACAAGGCAAGTCTGTAGAAAAAGAATCTAAAACTATATTACAAAGCGAAAATGATTTTGATGGACTTAGCTTAGAAGAAATGCGTAGCAAACTAAGTGTTGATATGTTACGTATGACACCAGAAGAAGTAAGACAAGGTAGAGCTACAAGTTCAAGAAGAATGAATTATAAGCCTAATAGAAATCTTACTGATACATCTGTATTTGAGAATGAATTAGCAAATAATGTATATAATTCATTAAAAGATAATACTAAATTAATAAATGAGTTTGCTAGAAAATACGCTGATGATCCTGCTAAACTATTAGAGGATGAAGAGTTTATAAATATAGTGGTAGAAAATATGGCACAACTGTCATATGAGTATGGTATACATAATAGATTCTCAGAAGCAATTATATACAATACAAAAAAACTTTCTAAATTAAATCGTGAGGTTGCTGATATACAAAAAAAGATAGATGCTGCAACTAATATAGAATCACGAAGAGAGTTTGTAAAACAAATTAAATTTAAAAAAGCACAACTTAGAAAAGCAGCTGCAAAAGTACAACCAAAAGATATAGATACCACTACTATACAAATGGGTAATAGTAGTATGACCGTAAGATCTTTTGCACAAGCAATTGCTTTTAAAGTTATGAATCGTAGAGGTGTAAACTCTGTGTTTGATAAGTTTAATAGAGAGGTACAGAAAGTATCTACTGATACCACTAAGTCAGAAATACAGAAGCTATTCAATAATGCATTAGAAAAAGAAGGTCTTAATGATTTACAAATAGAAGCCCTTGTAAGCGATCAATTGCGTGTAGTAATAGATGAGTACGAAAAAGTATTTGGAATTAATTACCACGGCTTAGATGATATAACAGATATTAATGAGCTAGTAGACTATAGTGATAATGTACTAAACATATATAATAAAAATAAAGATGAGTTGTTGTCTGGTATGTCTGCACTAATGATGGACTTTACCAGAGTTTATATGCAAACAGAAGAAGCGCAGAACAAGAAAAAACTTATGCGTCAGCCTTATGTTAAAAACAAAGCGTTAGGTGCTATGGCTGTAATATTACAAACAGCACAGCAACATAGAGGCGATTTACAAGGTTTTATAGCGTCCATTAGGGCTAATAAGAATAGTAGTGTGGTAGCTTTCTTAAAGTATTTAGAAGATAGATTAGTTGTAGAAGGCGTAAAGTATAGAAAGCCATTACAGATAGTTAGAAGAAAGGATACTAAAAATGTACAGAAAAATGTAGCTAACTATTTGTTGTCATCTATATGGATTAACTTTAGTAACAGAACTAACGAAGAGATATTTAGTACAGTAGAAAGAAATAATGAAGCATCACAAGTTAGTGATTTAGATTTATTTAACGAAGAAACTACTGCTAGTGAAGAAAGAGCATTAGTATCAAGAGTTATTAAAGAAGCAGGATTTATATTTGATAAGGGTAGAGATGGTACAAGAAGACGAAGAGATGTAGAGTTTACCAATAAAGTTATAAACGGTATACGTGGACTTAATGAAGATCCTAATACTACATATGAAGATGCAGAAATGATATTGATGGAAATGTTTGATGTGTATGGTGGTAATTATTTTTATTGGAACACATTAGAGCAGACAGGTATACAAGATGGTAAAACAAGATTAAGTCTTAATGATTGGTTTAAAAAGAACGAAAAGAAAATAATAAAAGCAACTAAAGATCCAAGGTTAGCTATAGATGTATTTAGGCCTGTGTTACAACAAGCCGCTCTTAATAGTAGAGTGTTCTATTACTTTACTATGATTAAGAATGCAGAGGGTAATCCATCTAATACTATGAATACTCGTAGTTTCATTATAAACCAGAACGAAAGACTTAACGAGTTTTTTGCCAGAAAAGATGAAGAAACAGATCAAGAATACTATGATAGAGTATTTGATAGAGCTGACGCACTAAGAAGTTTATATGGCGATAACGTATATTTACCGTTCGAGTTTAAGATTGTAAATGGCGTAGAAACTGTAGAGCCAAGAATGAATGTTCTTAAATTTAGAGGCGGCCTTATATCACAGCTAAATAATAGAGGCCTTAACTATGTTAGACTAACACCACAAGAGCTTATGGTTAGTGAAATGACTGACTTTATGAATGCTTTAGGTAGACGTAGACAAACAGATAGCGAAGGTAATTTAGTTGATACTACATATATGCAGCAGGTTGGTGTTTTTGCAGAAAAGACAAGAATGTATTACATAGAAACTAAACTGCTTAAAGATTCACAAATAAAAGAAGAAATAGATTTTAGATTATCTGAGTATGTAGGGCAAACATATATTGACGGCAAACCTGTATTACCATTTATAAAACAAAAAGGTAAAAAGGCTGTGATAGATGAAGCATATGTATCTAAACAAGTAAAATTATTAGAATCGCATATGATGAATAATTTACATTTATATAAAACAAATGTAGATTTTCAAGGTATGTTTGATGGTAATAAATTAAATGCTGCTGGTAAAAAAGCTTTACGTACATATATACTTAACTTTGGTATCAATAGATTCCAAGCACAAAGAATGTTTATTGGTGATCATAAACAATTTAAAAATGAAGAAGACTTTGTAAAACGTAGTGCAGGTTCCATAGCAAGACAAATGCCTACAGACATAAATCAATCTGTAGATGTACTTGTATTAAAAGATGTAGAGGTAGATGGATTTTCTGAAATGGATGCACAAGGATATGTATTATCTGAAGATGCTGATAATATAGGATCACAGTATGGATTGAATTTTATGCGTAATGACAGTGAAACAGCTAGACATTTTAAATATGTTTATTATGGACAAGATTTACGACAAGACGGATTAGTTAACAATATCTTTAGTCCTAATAGTTCTTTTTATGCTAAGGCTAACGTTATGTCTATTACTCCTGAAATGGAAAAGAAAAATCCATATTTAGCTAGTGTAGCAGAGTTGTTAAGAGTTCGTAAGGCAGATTTACAAAAAGATAATAAAGATCTGACATATCAAGTGGTAGCATATCAGGAGTCGGCAATAAAAACAGCGCCATATAAAATAGAAGATTACACTATAGATATATCTAATGTAGAGTCAAGCTTAATTGGATTAGCTTACGAACAAGAAATAAAAAATGTATATAACGAGTTATATTCTAATGATCAAGGATATGTAGGATTAGATGGTCAGAACTTTGGTGTACAGCTTATACTTGATAAAGAAAAGTATACATCACCAATGGCGTCACAGTCTTACTCACAACATCTCACTAATACTACACCTGAAACACAGTTATTGGCACAGGGTGCACATAACGCAATAGCTAGGGCAATGGCTTATCAATTAGAAGAGTCAGGTGTAAAGAAGTATTATAATGTAGATGAGTATACAGAAGCAAAACAAATATCATTAAACAGATCTTTATTAGATAAGATAGACGCATCATGGGCAGGTAATCCTACTGGTAATATGAAGGATTATGCAAGTGCATTCTTCCCAAAACTTAATGTGTCTAGAAACTCTATATTAAATAAATTACTTGTTGAGGTAGGAACTAAAGTTGTCACACCAGGAACTATAGCGTTCCAGGTAACACCATATGGGTATGGTTTAAAATCATTTACTACACTAAAAGCTTTACAACAAACTACAGCTGATCCTAGTAAAATAAACAAACAAATAGATAAGTATGGTGAAGACTTAATTGTATCTGAGGTTATATTACCGTACAATATGGCTAAAGATTATAATGTAGGTGATGTAGTGTTAGGTAGTCGTATACCTTCTCACGCTAAGTCTACACAACCTGTACTTATAGTAAAAGATTTCTTTGACAGAGATGCTGGTAGTATTATAGCTGTAGCAACGGGAGTATCAAAAGCTATGGGATCTGACTTAGATGGTGATGCAATATTTGTTAATGGTAGATATGTAAAGAAAAATTTAAAACTATCAGAAACAGCTTACAATAGAGCATTTGATAATATTGTAAAGCTTAATGGTAATCAAGCTCACATAGATGAAATAACTACACCAATTGATTTTGAATCTGATGTAGAGGCAGCATTAAATTTTGCACAAGAAAAGCTTGGTAAGCGTACAGATGATTTTGCAACAGAGTCTAGCCAAATGATGCCTGTAGGTATGCTTAACGCATTTAATGAAAATGTACCTGCTGGTGGTATGATTGGTATAGCTGCTACAATGCAAAGAGATATGAATTACTTTGCACATCATAATGCAGAAATAGATTTTAGTGTAAGAATAGAGGGTGTAGAAAGAAACAAGTTAACTGATGATAATAAAACAAACTATTTACAGACAGCAAAAGTTTTAAATATTATACTTGATAATCCAAAATATCAGTTTGCACGTAAATTAGGTTTTACTTATGAAACAATAAAACCAGCTATGTTGTTACTCAGAATGGGTTACAATTTTAATCAAGTTGCTACTATACTTAATAGTCAGGGTGCACTAAAATATAATAAGTATGCATCAGAAAGAACTGTAATTAATGTTAATGATATGTCATACTATACACCTGGACAAAAGGCTATGGTAGAATATTATGAATCAGAAATTAACAATAAGAATGTTGATAACTCTATAGAGTTTTTAGGCAAGAAGCAAGCAGCATCTAGTTACATAAGGAATAACATAGATCCTTTGTTAAAAGTAAATAAGGGTGATATAATAAATATAGACTTTAGTAATGTTAATGACAATAACTTTAACATGCAGGTAGTAAAGCTTCTTGATCAACTGAATAAGGTTGGTACTGAGGTGTTTAACACAGGTAGAGTTATTGGTGCGTATGGTCTTACATTGCAGAATGGATTTCAAGTAGATAAACTTATTAAAGACTTTAATGATGTTGGTGGTAAAGATTCTAGGTTCTTACAAGGTCCAATGGACGCACTCAAATCTGATCCTATAATACAGCATAATATAGCTGTGCTTAATAAAGTAAAAGAATTAGATCAAGAAATAAATACACAATATAGTAATGAAGCTGTTGAGGTACAAAAAGCTATTAATGAAATAGTAGACAGTAGTCAACAAAATGCATTTGAAAATCATCCTGTTGCTGTTCGTCAGTATCAATTGTTCAGAATGAAACAAGATTTATCTGTGTTACAAGATATGCCGTCACAAGATGTGTTGTTTGCAAGTATAGAGCAGTTGGTATTTGAAAATAATAAATTACCATATGATTTGCAAAATAGATTTTTAGCAGATGGTATAATGTTAAACTATGATAATAAAACTGTTTCTCTTAATAGTAGATTTGTTGACGCTAATATACCAGAGTCTGATATAAACATATTGCAAAGACATTTTGATTTATTAGACCAGAATAGAGGAATAAATAAGTTTGATGTTGCTCCAGGTACACCCAGAATAGAAACTGATAGAACACAAGAGAGTGATGGCTATATACCGCAGTATATAGACTTTGGTCCTGATCAAAGAAAGTTGTTTATACAAATGGACTTTTTACAAAATGGTTGGATAGGATCTTCTTCTACATCTGTCTTGTGGAGCCCTAATACATATGGTAAAGATTATAAAATAAATCAAGAGCTTAACAATCTAATACTTGATAACAAGCGTAATGTTACACAGCAAGAAGCTAAAGGTTTAGCTGTTGAGTTCTTAAAAGATTATTCATATAATGCACCGTCAGTTACTATGGCTGAAAGCGAAGTGTCTGAAGACGGTACTGTATTTACAATAAAAGGTTTCCCACCCCCAGTTGTAGAGAAGTTACAAAAGTCTGATACACCACACGTAGTAAAGTCTTGGGATAATACAGATAAAACTTATAGAACATTTGAATATGTAGATGGTAAGTATTATTTAATAGGTAACTCTAAGTTTAATCCTAAGACTGAAGAGCAACATAGAACAAGCAACTCTAGTAAAACATTTAAGCAAGTTGTTCGTAGAGCTGTTGATAGAAAAAAATATCAAAATAGACCTAACAGAAGTAGATATAAGGGTACTTATGATTCAACAGATGTACAAGTCAATAGAGCAGAACAATCTGGTGTACCTACAAAAGCTATGTCAAAAGATGCATACTATCAACTAAAAGGTTTATCTACAAGAAATAGAACTATGTCTGCTGGTACTGAGCAGTACTATGATAAAATGTATGATGATTATAAGCAACAACATGATGACTTATACGAAACATTGTATTTAGATATTATTAAAACAGACAAGTATAAAGCAATGAATGACGCTGAGCTTGTTGATATATCTATTAAGCTAAGTAACTTTGATAAAATACTATACAATCAATATATAGAATACATAGGTGTGGAGCTTACAGAAAGAATGGAAAAGCAACAAATAGCTAACATAGCAGAGGTTGCAAATAAAAATAATATATCATTGATGGGAAAAGATTTAGGTTCTTGGGAGTCTTGGTTGATATCTAATAACCTAAAACAAACAAATCCTGAAGTGCAATCTATTATAAGAGAACTTCAAAATGGATATATGAAGTTTATCAAAGACTATAGAAGAATATCTAAAAGTATATCTAGATTAGAAAAAACGATTAAAGATCAAAGATTATCTAAACTATCTAATGCACAAATGGTAGGTTTGTTTTTGCGTGGTAAACTAAATGATTATATATATAAAAATTTATTTAAAGTAAATGTAAATAAAGATGGTCGTGAGTTTATTACATTAAGAACAATAGAAGAAGTGCAGAAAGCTGGAGCAACTGCAAGTGAAATAGAGTTCTATAATTTATTTATTGATCAAGTACAAAAGTATAGTCCTGGCACAGATGTTACATCTATACCGTACAAAGCTATGAGTGGCATACCATCTATAGCTAGACACGGTTTACTTGGACTATATAAATCACAAATAGGTAGTACTTCTGATCTAAACAATATAAAAGTATTAGGTGAGTTGCCAGATGGAACTACAGAGATAAGAACCTTTGCAGAGTGGAAAACTTTGTATGAAGCCAAAACTAAAGATTCTTTTCTTACAAAAGCCAAGAATTTAGTAAGATTAGAAAAAACGCGTAAGCGTGCTGTAGCCGCTGCTAAACGCGGTATGAATGATGATAAAACACCAATTATTTTAAATAAAGTAGAACGCGCTACAATGACTGACAGCGACATATTCTACAACATGATAGATAATAAAAATGTTAGCATATCAGAAATAGGTAGTAGAGATTTAGGTGACATACTTAAGTCTTATGTACACAGTAATATGTTTAAGCATGGCACACAAGAATATAGATTAGAATATTTAGATGATGCTGAGGTTATACAAGATAAAGATGGTAGCAGCTACTTTGCAGAAACTTATCAACAATGGGCTGTTAGAAACGAGAAGACAGACTTTTTGGGTATGCAATCATACCTACCTTTAATTGATGGTGCTATAGCTTTAAATAAATTAAAAGGTAATGATAACATGGTAGATTATCTACAAGAAGTTTGGAAAGATAATATTATAGGCGGTAAAAAACAAAAAGCATTTAAGGGTGTTTGGGATTGGTCTATTAACAAGCTTGTAGATATTACAACCTTAGGTTATATAGGTTTGGATGCATCTGTTGTTTTAGGTAATACTGTTATGGGTAAGTATACAAACCTTAGAGCTAAAGGTGGACAAGAGTTTGTTAAGGGTGAAAAAAGATTTTGGCAGGGATTTTTAGGAGGTCAAGCTTCTGTAAAATCATTTACAGAAAGAGCTAAAGATTTAAAGTTTGGTGCCACTAATAAAACTACTGCAATGCTTAATGAGTTATTTAAGTTTGAATACTATGAGTATGAAGACATATCTGCAGTGCATAAACAAAATCCTATATTTAGATTAGCATTGTGGCCAATGGAACAATCTGAAAAATGGATACAAGGGGTGATGTTCTTTGGTCAAATGAGCGAGAAACAATGGAACTCATACGATGCTGATACAGAAGGCAACTTATTAGTAAAAGCTGTTGATGGTAAATTTTATAAGTACACAGACCTATCGTTAGATCAAATAAGTCCTGATGCATTAACTGTAGATCAAGTTAATCAAATAGTATTTGACGTTAAGAAACAACAGGGTTTTGGTTATTCTCCTTTAGATCAGCGTAGACTTTCTATGTATAGTTGGGGTAGAGCTTTAGGACAGTTTAAAAAATATTTCTTTACAATGACTAGAGAAAGGTTTGGTGATGCTAATATAGATATGTATGGCAATGCCGACATAGGGACTTACAGAGCTGCATTTGATTTTACAAAAGAAATGTACGAGGGTAAAAAATCATTAAAAGATTTTGAAAAATTACCTAAGTATAGAAAAGATGCTATTATTAGATATGTAAGAGGTGTAGCTTTAACTATGGCAGCTATGTTAGCTTATGGATTGTCATCTGATGATGATGATAGTGTAGTATCACAAAATATAAATAGAGCAGCACATGCTAGGATACAAGAACAAAACGTATTCTTTAATCCAGAAAGATTAAAGTTTATGGCTGTGCCTCCGAGTGTAAACTTTGTAGGCGATAGGTTAGGATTATAATTCTTATATTTGTAAAAAATAATTTTATGGCAAATCAGAATGACGTAAATGGTGCAGCGCTAGGTAAATATGGCGTAGCTTATGTGGATACAACAGATTTATTTGAGCCTCCATCAGGCATGATTATTACTGCAATACAATTTCTTGCACAGAATACATTAAATACTTTAACTTCTGTAGATACTGATGCAGGGATAAGAAGATATGCAAATACTGCAAACGCAGCACATTCATCTGCTACAAATCTTGAAGGCACTAATGGTCAACAAATAGATAATACATTAGTTTTTGTAAGAGGTACAATAATTTATGGAAGATGGAATAGTGTAAAGTTACAGACTGCAGATAGTGATGGAGGTATATTTATATATCTAGCGCCTAAAGGTAGTTAAGATGGCAATTAAAAAAGATTATAAAGATGCTAGTCTTAAAACTAGATATAAAGATAGAGTAAGAAAACAAACTCTTACTAAAATAGTTGTAGACGCAGAAGAAAAAAGAAGCAGGGCAGAGCTACTTGATATGGTAGAAGAACTGTTTGAAGGGCAAAAAAAAAGATTAGACTTTGAAGATTTGAGGGCTATGATTCATATGTTAGTAAAATCTGTAGCTAATAGCACTGATGATGATACAGGAGCTACATCAGCTCAAGTATTGGCTATAAATGCTAACACGGCTAAGACTTCGTTTCCTGGTTTTGGAACAAGTTCTGGAAGGGCATTAGAAGGTAATACATCTTTATTGCAATTAGGTACTACAAGTACTACTGCATTAGCAGGTGACACCACCACTATAAGTACAGCACAAGCTAATGCAATTACAGCTAATACAGCTAAAGTAAGTCAAGGCCTTACAACAGCTAACACCACTATGACATTTAATGTTGTGGGTAATGCTAAGTCTGGTTACACTTTAAATATAATAGTAAATTGTGATGACGGTAAAATTAGATCTACCTCATTAAACTTAAGATAAAAAATTATGGCAAACAGTAATGATATATATAACGCAACATTAGGCCAGTATGGTTCATCATTTATTACAGGAACAGGTTCTGTAGATTTAAATGGCTCATCGGCTACAATGTTTGTAATAGCAATAACATTTTTAGCAGACAGTAAGTTTACAGCTTTGCAAAACTATAAAGGTGAGATAAGATCTATAAGTACTGTAACTGCAGAAAATGATCACGATGCAGAGTTTGGTGCAGCGGCAAATGCAACTGATATAACTAACTCACACGTGTTTCCTAAAGGAGTAACAATATTTGGCAGGTGGGATTATGTTGAATTAGCAGAAGGGACTTGTGTATGTTATTTTGCACCACAACCATTTAATGTTTCGTGATGATTAGAATACTAATTGTATTATTTTTATTTTCATCGCTATTAGTAAGTGCGCAATTTAAGAAAGCTATAAAGTTTTCAACATTTTATGTGGCTGCTAATGGTGGTACATCTTTGTCAGATAAAGAGGTGTATTCTTTGGATGGTAGCACATTGTTATATGATACAATTCTCACACCATACGATTATTCTTTATCTATGGGTATTCGTAAAATACAACGTTTTGGGTATGAGGATAAAACTACATTTAAAGATGGTACAGAGTCATCATTTAGTGATGCTGCTAGTATTGGTAGAAATCCTTTTGAGTATTTGTTTGAAATAGAATATAGAAGACAAGAAGGTGTAGAGTATTTAGATCAACATCACTTTATTAGATATGCTAAATCAAAATGGTTTACAAAAGCTGAATATATTAAAGATGGTTTTGCAGACATAGAATACTTTGAAAGCACACAGAGATTAAGAGTAAGGGGTAGTAAAAAACTATCATTTAACATAGGTGCAGTACAAAGGCTTGCAGAGCCTTATGGTTACGATCCATTGGAGCTATGGACAATGGGAACAGGTGATATTCATTATACGCAACTAGCTATTGAACAAGGTTATAGTATAGATGTATATGAATCTGAATACAGATCACCAGATGGTGCTATTGTAGCTACTAGTGCTGAGGTATGGAATCAAGTTATTATGCCTCAAGTATTAGAAAACTATGTAGAAGAAAAAAGAAATGAACTAGCTAATCAATGGCAACATTCATTAGTCATAGGTTTTGATTATTATTATTATACTAAAAGTTTTTGGTTACATAGTTGGGGAAATTTTATGCCGTATCATTATAATGATGGTGGGCAATATTCATATCATAATTTTAATGATGGAGAGCAATGGTATGATTATTCAGGGGGTATAATATTTGGTTTGAAAATCAACAAACATTTAGGTACCTTTGTAGAAGGCAAATACAATAAGTATTGGAACAGAGAGTGGTATGATTTTAAATTTGGAATAAATTATATAATTTTTTAAAATGAAAGAGTTAAACGAAGATACTAGTTTTAAAATAAGTATTAAAACTTTAGCTGGCATAGCAGCTTTAATCTTCACCTTAGTAGGAATGTGGTTTACATTGCAGGCAGATATTGCTGAAGCAAGAGAGTTGCCAACACCAGAGGTTTCTAAAATGGAGTTTAATATGAAGGATGAAAATATAAGAAATACAATAATTGAAACAAGAGATGATGTTCGTAAGTTAGAAGAGCGTATGATTCGTATAGAAGATAAAATAGATAGAATGCAATAAATGAATGAAACAGTTGATATTATATTTGGTTTTTTTATTCTCTGCAGTTTATACTACGTGCTCAGCTCAGATAACAGCGATACACTTTAATGCAGATTGGAACAAACAAAATAATGTCGAATGGTTTAATAAATTAGGAGATTGCGATAAGCAGTCTCTTTTTATTGAAGACGATGACAATCAAAAAAAATATAATATAGCTATTGTACCGACTATTGTAATATTTGATGATGGTGAAGAAGTCAAAAGATATCAAGCGGATTTAAGTTTTACTATGGTAATAACAAGAAAAGAAATACAGGGCTATATTGATGAATTAATAATAAGTAAATTCTAATGCAATTAGCTTTATCAAATTCTGTAAATACGCCTGATTATTGTCCTGAAAGCAGATATGCTACAAAGTACGCAAATTTTAATGGTTCAGATAGTAAAGCTCTTGTAAATGATTTGGGTAGATTACCAAGTCTTTTAGCAGGCGGCACAGGAACTATTGGTGATAATGTTTCATTTGCTATGTGGGTAAAAGCTACTTGGAGTATTCCAGATAGTCCAGCTGACGCAGTAGTTAATGCTATACCATTTTTTATGTTAGGTAGTGATACAGATGTACACGAATCATTTAGGTGTTATTACATGATAGAAGATGGTTCTGCTAATAATAAAAATGATCTTATTATAGAAATAAGAACTACAAGTCCTGGTAATGCAAGACAAGTAGATATTGCAAGATTAAGCTCTAACACTTCTATAACAGGTAGTACTTCATCTGCACACTCTGCTATGTGGCGATCTGGAAATACTAACATAAATACAAACGCTGATGGATTTGTACATGTTGCATTTACAAGAGGCACTGGAGAATGGTCAATATATTGGAATGGTCAATCGATGAGTTTAATAGATAATGATTCTGGATCATTAAATACTTCTACATCTGAATATGATAGTTTTAGTTTAGGTTTTTTTGAATATAGTAATTTGTATGGTCAGTTAGGTATGAGAGATTTTGCTATATGGAATGAAGAATTATCTGCAACTGAAGTAGGTAAGTTATATAATTTTGGTGTTATAACAGATTATACAGATTTAATAGCTACTGAACCTTTATTGCATTACCCTTTACAGGCAGATGGAAATGATGTTATTGGTCGTATTGCAAGTGGAACTACTCTTAATTTTACTTTGTCTAACGTAACCTTTGAAGATATATAATGAAAAAATTACTCACAATATTATTTATATTACTTAGCAATCTAGTATATGCACAATGTCCTCCAAGCACATGGAGTCTTGATGTTACTATAAATCCAGATCAATATCCAGAAGAAACATCTTGGTATATAATAAACTTTAATGGTGACACTTTATTGCAAGGTGGCCCTTATAATAATATAGTAGACTATCAGCCACAATATTCTAGTGTATGTGCTCCTATAGATTCTTTCTTATTTGTTTTAGATGATTTGTATGGAGATGGTGTTGCTGGTAGTTTATGGGGTGGTAATGATGGTTCTGTATATATAGAACAATGCGGTGACACTATATGGAGTTTACCTGTAGCTGATTTTGGCTTTCAAATATTTGATACAATATATACATCAGGTTGCCCTCCACCTCCACCAGTATTTGGTTGTATGGATAGTAGTTATTTAGAGTTTGATTTAACGGCTACAGTTGACACGGGCATGTGTTATACACCAAAAGTATACGGTTGTACAGACTCATTAGCATATAATTATATAGTTTCAGCTAATACAGATATAGCTATAGATAGCTGTCTGCATGAGCTTGAACTAACTGACCTAGCTGGAAACGGTTGGGCTGGTTCTACACTCAAACTGTCACAGGCAACAAGCGTAGTACCTCCATTTAATTATCAGGTTATTGGTACATATACGCTTTTGGATGGTTTTGATACTACGTTTTTTATAAACTTAGCAGCAGGATATCCTGTAAGAGCAGTGTTTGAAATAACACAACAATCAGATTTTACTGCAGTACAATGTGGTTATAGTTTATACTCTGAAGATTATGTAGCTATAGACATAGAAGGAGGATTTGTCAATCCTATACCACCATTTTTTCCAATTATGGGAGAGCCATATTGCGGTAATAATTGTATAGAAAGAACATATGGTTGTATAGATAGCTTAGCAGTAAATTATAACGATACAGTAAATACAGATGACGGAACTTGTTATTATAATCCAGGGTGTACTAATCCACTTTATTTGGAATATGACGCGTCTTACGACTATGACGATGGTAGTTGTGCTACGGTGGTTGTATACGGATGTATGGATTCAACTGCACTTAATTACGATCCATTGGCTAACGTTGAGTTACCTAATTCTTGTATTGCTATTGTAGAGGGTTGCACTGATAGCACAATGTATAATTATAATATAAATGCTAATGTAGATGATGGTACATGTATACCGTTTTATTATGGATGTACAGATGTTACAGCATTTAATTATGATAGTTTAGCAAATACAGATAATGGTTCATGCATACCCGTTGTCTGGGGCTGTACTGATGGTGCGGCCTTTAACTATAATCCGCTAGCAAATAGTGACGATGGATCATGTATAGCGGTAATATTTGGTTGTACTGATCCAACAATGTTTAATTATTGTGATACATGTAATACTGACAATGGGAGTTGCATACCTTATATCTATGGGTGTATGGACACAACAGCTATGAATTATGATGCTATGGCTAATACGGACAATGGTACTTGTATATATCCATTTCCTGGATGTATGGATGCTACTGCTGTAAACTTTGAGCCATTAGCAAACATACCAGATAGTAGTTGTTATTATGAATCATCGTGTGATGCAAATGTACCATATTATATACCTAATGCTTGTTTTGAATGGGTAATTAGTGTAGATCCATATTGTTGTGATAACGTATGGGATCAACCATGTAATGATTTATATGATTATTGTCAGGATGGTTGGTCGGGACCTACCAACATTGATATGTTTGAAAGATTGGGTATGGACGTTTATCCAAATCCTGCTAATCATACAATTTATTTTACTAAATTTGTAAATGTACAAGCGTACAATTCTAAGGGAGCATTAGTAGGCGAATATGATAATGTTAATTCGCTGTATTTTGAGTCTGGTATTTATTATCTTCTTATAGATTACGATAAAATCAGAATAACAAAAACAATTATAATACTTGACTAATGCCAAGAGCACGTAAAAAGATGCCGCCTAAAAAAAAGAAGTATTTCAGATCTACTAAATCTGGTGCTGGCATGACGCGTGCAGGTGTTAAAAAATATAGAAGAGATAATCCTGGTAGTAAATTAAAAACTGCAGTAACAGGTAAAGTTAAAAAGGGTAGTAAAGCTGCAAAGCGTAGAAAGTCTTATTGTTCTAGAAGTTTAGGACAAATGAAGATGCACAATATTAGTTGTAGTAAAACTCCTAAAAAAAGAATCTGCGCAGCTAGACGTAGATGGAAGTGTTAGTATGGCTATAAGAAAAACAGCAAAAGGCGCAGCACTTAAACGTTGGTTTAAAGAAAAATGGAAGGACGAGAAGGGTAATCCTTGTGGTTCTTCAAAAAACAAAAAAACTAAAAAGTGTAGACCTAGTAAACGTGTTTCATCAAAAACACCAAGAACATGGAGTTCTTTATCAAAGTCACAAAAAGCCAAAGCTGTTGCAGAAAAGAAGAGAGTAGGTATGGGCAAAAGAACTAGTGCTATAAGAAAAAGAAAAAAAACTAATAAAAAAAAGAAGAAGTAATGGCAGTAAAAAAAACAAAAACAAAAAAGTTTAAGCCTCATATGATGTACAGCAAATCAGGAAAAGCTGTAAAAGCTGGTACATTTAAAAAACACTTAGAATTAAAAAAGAGGGGTTATAATCACGATAAGCGTAGACTTAAAAAGAAAAAATAATGAAAAAAAAGTTAAAAGGTAAGCAAAGTAAAATAGCTAGAGCAGCTAAGCCATTTAATAAAATAACTGGTGCTGACTTTAAAGCATTAAAGAAAAGAAAAAATGCCAGCAAGAAGAAAAAGAAAAAGTAGTACAAAGAAAAAAGGATCTACTAAAGACGCTTGTTACTACAAGGTAAAACGATCTTACAAGGTGTTTCCTAGTGCATATGCATCAGGAGCGATAGCTAAGTGTAGAAAAAGAAAAGCTCGTGGAAAAAAGTAAATATTATTACGATTACAAAAGGAATTTGGATTGTCCAAATCCTGAAGAATGTTGCAGATGTTGTAAAGCATGCTGCTGTTATTGTCAAGAAAAATGCATAGAACTAAAAGAAATAATAAAAAACAAACTAAAGCCATTACGCGACCAACTAAAAAAATGTGTTGTTGCGATAAAAGAATGGCTAGGATGAATACTCAACATAAATAATTAATATCATGGCATACGGAATGAAAAAAGCATCAGGTAGAATGTCTAAGATGGCTAAAAAGTCTAAAATGACTAAAAAAGCATCTAAGAAGAAAACTATGATGAAGAAAAAAAGAAAATAATGTTAAACAATTTAGTAGGAGGTATTCTTGGTAAAGTCGTAGACAATGCCGAGGGTATCTTAGACAAAGTAATAACTACAGACAAGGAGCGTGATGCTGCTAAGTTTGAGATAAAAAAACTATTATTAGATGCAGAGAAAGAAGCTTTTGCTAAAGAAGTAGAAGACAGAAAATCTGCGCGTGATCTGTATAAAGATGATGCTATAATACAAAAAGTATTAGCAACTCTTTTTACTGTAGCATATTTTGGTATTAGTTTTGTTATGTTCCAACATTTTGTTGGAGGTGGAATAGATATGGGAGAGTTTGAAATAAGCTTTATATCTACAATATTTGGCGCTATGAGCGCTAAAGTAAATACCATTATAGATTTTTTCTTTGGTGGTAGTAGTAAAAAAAATAACGAAAGTAATGGCAGTACTAACAACAATTGATGGTATACCCTTGTATTCAACAATACAAGAGGCTTTGCAGTACGCTGCAACTAATGGATTAAGTGGTTATCATACTCATACTTATCAAGGTCAAATAGGGTATATGGGTGGGGCTACGCATGATCAAGCTGTTGATGACTTGAATAGTTTACCACAAAATCAAGTTACTGTTACTAGTACTATAAGAAGTAGTGGCGGCTCGGGATACTAAAGATATTTTTATTACTTTTGTAAATAGATTTAAATCATAAAGAAATGGCTCAAAATTATACATTTACTGGTAGTCTTACAATGACTGCAAATTCTAATACAGGCTATTCTGCAAGCATGAGCGGCTCTACAACTATAAATATTACAGGTGTAGATCAAATTGCATCAGGTAGAATAGATTGCCCTACAGGTTCTGACGCTACTATAATGGCTGCACCTGGACACGGTAGAATTTTGTATGTTAAAAACATGGACGACACTAGTACACTAGAGGTTTATGAGGGTGCTTCTTCGGATAATGACTTAATAGGCGTACTTAAGCCTGGTGAGTTTTTATTTACTATTATTAGAGGCACAGGAACTACTACAGCTAGAGGTACTAGTAATGCAGTAACAGCAGAATATTTTGCGGTAGAGATTGACTCTGCAGCATAATTAATAATTATTAAAAAATGGCAACACAAACAACAAGCATAAGTGTTACAGGTAGTTTTACCTTAACTGATTCTTCAGGGAATATTGTTTTTACATTTGCACCTAGTTTTACTACAGATACTACAACAGCAGGCGCTGTAATTAGTACAGGAGAAGTATTAACTGATGGTACAAGTGATACAACAATTAACTTAGCAAGGCACCATAAGGATGCAGTATTTGCATTTATTAAAAATGTAGATGGCGATTATCCTGTAGCTGTAAAGCCAGATGGTGATGTTATAGCAGATCTTAAACCAACAGAGTTTATGTTTGCTCCTGTGCATGTTGATGGAGCTGGTGACGCTTCTAACAACATTGATTTAGCTGCAACAACAGCTGCTCAAAAAGTACAGTTTTTACTTTGCGATGGCCCTAATTCAGGAATCAATACTGACGACTAATGCGTCTGCAAGTATTAAGGTTTAGCTCACAAGCAGATTGCACACACGGTCTGCTTTTTGAGATTTCAGACTTAGGTAAACGTTTTCTTTGTTATACTTTAGAAGATGAACATCGTGTTTTAAAAGTAAGGGGAGAAACTCGTATACCTGCTGGTATATACAATATTAAACTAAGAACAGAAGGTGGGTTTCATCAAAGATATGACAAGAAGTATCCTGGTATACATCGCGGTATGCTTCATGTTGTTGATGTCCCTGGTTTTGAATATATTCTTATACACACTGGAAATACTGACGAGCATACTGCTGGTTGTCTTATCGTTGGAGATAGTCAAGAAAACAATCTTATTCTCCGTGATGGGTTTGTTGGTAAGAGCGTCAATGCGTATAAAAGGATTTATCCGTCTATTGCTAAGGCAATAGCTGAGGGTGAAGAAGTAACAATAGAATATATAGATTTCGATGGCATTAAAAACTAAAAGTGAGTTTGATTTACAAAGAAAAAGTTTTGACAGAGATAAGATAAAAAAAGATATCGTATCGCCAATCGAAAGTGCACAACCTACACAAAGAACAAGCGTATCTAATTATGGAGCTATACAAGAACAAAGTATAGTAGAAGAAGCGAGATATAACAAAACAGAAATACAAGTTATACAAAATGCGCCTCAGGTTGTAGCTTTAAGCAACACATTATATACAAAAGTTTTTGATAGTGTTATAGATTTAAGATTGCAAGATATTTTGTTTGTAAACACAATTGATTCAGAAACTGTAAGTTTTGATGTTATATTATCTGAATATGATATAGAATTAGCTATAGCAGATCCTAATGATAAATATCCTAATCAGACTTTATTGCAAGATTCTTCTACTGTATTTTTATTACATAACTATGATTTAAGGGCTAACACTTCTTTTGTTAGCGATCAAACTACTTCTAATATGACTACGCTTAGAGAAGCTTCGATGTTAAATGATGCGCTATTATCCTCTAAACAGAAACAAATATTTATTTATGTTGGTAAAACTACCAGCACGGGCGATTTAGATATTACTGTGCTTAAGTAGTGCGAACATTGTAGTTTAGTTTGGCTTGCACTCCATTGTAATAAGACCAAACAAAAGCAGAAGCTTTCTTTATATTACCTACAAAACCTTTCATGTCGTGCCACTCGTCTGTTGCAGACATAGACGATAGGTTCCTTACAGTGAGTCCATTCAATTCTTCTACAGCTTGCATTTTGTATGCTTTATTGGTGTGATAGTGTCCTCTATGCACTTCAACATGTCTTACTTGACTCCATATATCTCTGTATCGTTGTGATACTATGCCAGGTAAATCGTTAAGTTTGGCTCCGTCACCATGATCATTTACTATTAAGCAGTTACCATAATGAAATGCTTTCATCATAGACATTGAATTGTCCACGCTTACATTGCCATTGTTTTCATAATATATCTCAAGAGCATCGCCTATATGCATCATAGATTCTCTGTCGTGATTACCAGGTATAACCATAACATGTACGTGACTTATATCTATAAGCATATTGATACACTCTATAAGTAATTTTCTACCTGCTCGATACATTTCCATATGCTTATTAGTGTTAAACTGTGGTGTACCTTTTGTAGTGCTTGGTACAGGCCAATCACCATCTGCATTTAAAAAGTCGTTACCGACTACAAATAATACTTGATCTATATAAAACCCACTTGATCTTTTGACAAGATGTTCTAATGCGTCAAGCATTCTATCTCTTGCAATTTGTATACTATAGTCATCACCGTCAATACCTATCTTACCAATATGTAAGTCGCAAGCATTGATTTCCAGTAAATGTGCATCGTCTTCTATAAAACTAGAAGGTCTAATAGCTATGGCAGGTACAGAATCAAAAAGAGGAACTAAGTCTTCAACTAATTCCTCTCTTATCTTTTGTATATTCATTGTAGGATCTATACGCTTTAACCATGCTTTAGTTCTATACATTGGTATAGTTATTGGTCTTTTAGCTTTATCAAACCCTGTTACCTCGTAGGTTCCTATGTCGTATTTATCAACCTCCCAGGTGTTTAAATCTACATTACATGCTTTTAATAAATCATTTAACGACTTAACTCTTTTACTATCTTCGCAAGTAGCCGTAGCAATATCTTTATTTTCATAAAATGTAGTTTTTTCTTTATTGTGTTGTGGTGTTATCTTTGCTCTTAATCTTCTTGCAGTTCCTCTAACCTGCTCATAATTAGTGTTGAAGAGTGATGCTGTTTGATGGTAATCCTTATTTAATTTTTCTGGATTGGCTATCAAATAGTCTTTGAGCTTGTTCAAATTCTCGTCTTTCATATGGCGGCCCAAAGCTGTGCTGTGATTTAACTACAACTTTAAACGGTTTGAAAGTATGATTTTTTCTCCAAGGTCTTCCCTTCTTCATAGCAATACTTATCAACAAGGGATTGTTCATAACGTCTTCGCCTTTATGAAACTTCATGATTACACGTTCTTGTATTCTAATGCTTCCGTGTTTGTCTTTAAAGTGCCAGTCTGTAAGCCAAATGGGAACTTTATTTTTTGGGTGTGTAGTATTTGATGGCTTCATTAACTTTTTTTAATTGTTTTTCTAACCATCTTTTGTATCGTTGTAATCTTCCTCTATATGTCATTCTTTTATTGTATTAGGTGTTGGATATTCTTTTATTGCTGATTGTCCTTTTCCTGGATCTTTAGGACAGTTCATGCCAAACTGTAATTGAAAACTAATATCTGTATTGATTATTTTTGGTAAAATTATTTTTTTACTTTCTAAATCTCCTGATTTATTATAGAAAACTATTCTTTGTACTTCTACACTCATTAGTTTATGTAGTTCTTTGGATCATAACAATTTAATATTTCTTTGTCTAAATTGTCATAATCTTCATCATCATATACAAAAATAAGTTCTGGTATTGTTTTACCATTTAGCCAATCATCACAGGTATTGTATAGCTTTTCTGCTAATATAGATTCTGCATTATGTAATTTCTTTTCCTCTGCTGTTAGTTGTACCTCTAGAATTAGTTTCATTTTTCTCTTTTTTAAATGCTATTTTCAAAAGTACTAAATATCCAATTAAGTCATCAACGGTATCCAAAGTATTTTTATTCAAACCTTTGTTAGCAATTCGCATTAGCTTATCGTCTATTCTTGCAGATAAATTTTCTATGGCAGATCCTCTACCAAATATATTAGCTGGTTTGATTGCACTATCACCATAACTAATATTTTTATGAATTAGTAACTCTTTAATTGAGTCACAAGCTATTCTTATTTCTGTTCTTACATCCATTAGTCTAGTTTAGATTTAAGGTGATTAATTATTTCATTCATTTTTCTTTTGTAAAATAATTCAAATTCTACATATTCTAAGTCACCATTTTCATTAGCTTGTTTAGGAGATTGTTGTTCCCACAATCTATACATAACAGCACGCATTCTTTGAGCTGGTGTTTTTGTTTCAAACTCCATATCAATACTAGCAGACTCTACTGCTTCTATTTGTTTTTCGCTTATTGGCGCTGAAGATAACACTACAAATCCTGGTTGTTTTAATACGCTGTATAAGTTACCTACCGTTTCAGGCGATAGTTCAGGCGTTCCTAATGAAACTCTTAGGCTGTTGTCTGCTAGGGTGCGTATGTTATCCACACCACCTTCAAATACTATTGTCTTTCTCATTATTTAAAACTTTTGCTTTGCATATCTGCTTTGTATGTTCCGTTGTCATCATTTTTATAACCTAAATAATGCTCGTAATGTGTTTTAACTTCATCTAAAACAGATTTCATGTCCTCCATTTTATAGTCAAATTTACTTGTTTCTATCCAAAAAGATACTGATTTAAGTATTCTTATACACATTTCTTTGTGTTGTTTTTCTCTGCTATTCATATTGTTTTTAATTTTATCCATTTGTCTAATTGATCTTTAGGATCTCTTGGTATGTGATCAAACCAAAGTTGTCCTAAAAGTTTATCTGCTTCTTCTTTAGTTTCTGGTGGATTGTCAATTATGTATTGTTTTTTATACTCATCATAGGGACAAAGATGTATAATAGATTCTATTTTATCTAATTGCCACCATTGCACTGGTTCAGCTATTGGTTCTTGATTATCTTTAAATATTTCGTCTAAATCCATTTATTAAATATATATGCGCCCAGAGCCAGGTTAAACTAACCCTGGGAACAACCAATCAAATAAAACAATGAAAACCTGGACAGAACGTCCAGTAAGAAAGATATGCAAAGTTACTAATTAACTTTGTCATCTTCCAAATTTTCATTTTTTTCTTCGTCTACTTTTTTGAAGTTTTCGATTCTTTCTTCAAAGCCTGGAGTATTATCTTTAAACCAAGCAGCTAATTCTTTTTCAAAACTGCTAGATGTTTCTTCGTCAAACTCTTTGTAATACCACAAACAAGTGAGGTGTTCGTAGTATTGTACTACAGCTCTTTGATCATCTAATAGTTTTTTAACAAGCACGGGTACAGTAATATTGACTCCATCAATTGTTACATCAACCATGCCTTTTTGTTTATCTGTTTTAGGTGTTTTTCTTTTTGCCATTTTAAATGTTATTAATAAATTCAGTTACTTTTTTTAATTGTAGTTTAAGTTCTACGTTTTCTAATCTTAATTTTTCTATTACTTCATTAGCTGCTTCTCTTTCTAAATAGTTCTGTACTTGCTCTTCTTGCATATTGTTAAGTTCTTCTTGATCCATAATTTGATCTAAACTTAATGATATTAAATCATATAGTTCTTTGTATTCTAAATAATATTCATAATCTCCATCATGATTTTTCATGTAATACAAACAAGATGTTCTATCTCTTTTTAGAAATGAAGCTATAATTTCAGGATGTAATCCATATTTGCCCCACAATATATTGCAAACGGTTTTGCGTAGTAGTACTAAGTCTGCTGTTTTTTTTCTTGATAGTATTTCTTTTTTTGTATGTCCTACTAAAGTAAAACATATATCAAAGATTTTATCAGAATATGCAGCTATAACTCTTTGACTCCACACTTTATTGCTCCGTATAAAAGGGAATGTACTGATTGGTATATTCGTCATATGATTGTTATATATACTCCTGGATTTTCTTTATCGTATTTATATTCTTCAAATACGGGTATCATATAGTCTGCATTGTCATCTTCTATCCATCCATTTTTTACCATAAGGTCTTGCACTGTTTGTGCAGGATTGATATAGTCAAACTTATGTCGTGACTTACGTATAAATTGAAATGATATTTTCACAGGATATTCTCGTTGTTTTATTTCTTCTTTAAATTGTAATTTATACTGCAGATAATATCCCTGAGACTCTTTAATGTAATTCATTACTGTTTTACTGTTAATGAGCATCTTTCCAGTCCATCGTTTTGAGTTCTTGGAACTTGGGACATTACCTGGTATAAATATTTTCACGCATCAAATATACGATTTTTTAAAATGGCAAGTTATCTGCATCATCTGATTCGTATACTACACCGTTATCGTTTGATTTATTTGAGTCTAACCATATTTTATGCAGCTCTTGAAAATCTTTGTGTTGATCAGGGCTCAAAGTTTTATTGTATTTAGCATCATACTTAATTGTTTGTCCCATCTTTTTACTAAACTTATACTTAAGTGCAGTTCTGATCACAGGCTCATTAGTTTCTCTGTCTGTGCCTACATATTCTTCTGTACAAAATACACATTGTAATCTTTTACCTGTAGCTTGATTTAAAGCTTTATCCATATCGTCAAATACTGTAACGCCAGCATTTACAAGAAACTCTTTAAGAAGTTTTCTTTTAAACTCTGCGCTTGTAGGTTTATCAGTATCTTTTGGTTTGTAAAATCTAGTGCTATTTTTTCTACCATCTTCAGTATATAAACTAAAGCCAATAAATGGAGAGCCGTTATAGTTCTCTTCATGTTCGTCATCAGTCCATCCATTGATTGTTACTGTATAAGCTCCAGGTGTTTTTAACCACTCAACTTTTTTGTACTCTTTTTTGTTTTTGTTGTTTGAAGTTTCTACTTCGTTTAAATTCCAAGTCATAATTTTACTTATTAATGTTTGATTTAATTTTATTATTGTGTAATGATATAGTCATCCATATCTGACTGTATATCATATCATCCTTATCTGAGTTAGGATTAATGTTTAATTTATGTCTGAGATAATCCATTATCTCATTTGTTAACTCATCAGTATATTGATTATTTGTATATGCGTAGGTTGATTCTAACGCTGCTATATCTAATAACTGTTTATTTAACTCCATTTTCTATCCTCCATTTTATATAATTAGTTAAGGTTGTGCCGTCAAAGATTATTTTATCTTTTTCTTTGGCATAAGGATATTCTTTACCCTTATATTCTTTGGTTGGTATTTGTTGTATGTCTAATCTATACAAAAATCTACCTATACCCCATGCTACACAAGCACGTTTGAATGCATCAGACGCATGTCCTTTGTCTTTTTCTACATTAGACTCAGAACCAGTGTCTGACTTCCATACCCAATGCCCGTCAACAAGTATGCCGACTTTACACATTAGTAGTCCGTTTGCTTCGTAGTATTCAGTAGCCCAATTGCCTGGACCAACTACATCATCTAACAAATCTTGTGCGTCACGTGCATCAATGTATGCAACGCAACTTGCTTTACCATATCTTGCAGACTGTACTCGCCATTTGTATGGTAATTCTTTTTGTAAATCCTTTAAATTAATTTTCTCTTGTTTCATAATTTCTGTAATCTTTTTTATTTGATTTTGCTGCTCTTGTAGCTATTACTATTTTAATAAAGCCACGTATCATAACAGGTGCAGCGTTTTTAATTAGATGTATACCTATTTGAGTAAATAGTTCTTTTATTACCCGTTTAACGACAGATGGTTTTTCACCTGTGTCATAGGCAACTTCTTCATAAATTTGTTCAAGTTTAGTCTTTAGTTTCATTGTTTCTAAACGGTATACAAATGTAGTTAATAATTGTTAATTATCCAAAGTATTCCACAACTTAATTGTGAAGTACCCGATAGCGCCTATAATTGTAATAGGCAAAATTATTAACTTTATAAACAGTGCAATAAGAAGTGCAAGCACTGTAAATATTCCGTATTTAAAACCCTTTGCTTGGCTCATAGTCTTCAAATTTTGTAAGGTCAGCGATAAACTTAAGGTTGATTTCACCAACACCTATGTTTCTGCCCTTTGCAAATATAATTTTAGCCAATCCATTTGTAGGATTACCTTGTTCATCTTCATATAAACCATAGTATTCAGGTCTATATATAAGTGCAACAATATCTGCAGCTTGTTCTATTTCGCCTGATTCACGCAGGTCTGCCATAGTTGGCTTAGAATTATTACGCATACCAACTCCACGATTGAGTTGTGACAATGCTATTACAGCGACACCAAGTTCTTTCGCTATATTTTTGAGTGCACGAGCTACCTTGCTAACTTCTTGCTCACGAGATCCACCTGTAGTAGATACAAGTTGCAAGTAATCAACAAGTATAAGCTGCACCTTGTTAGTTATAACATACTGTTTAATTTTAGAAAGTAAGTATGATAAACTTGTTTGATTACAATCATCGATTATTATAGGCATCTTTTCAATTCTGCCTACAGAGGTGTTTATCTTCTTGATTTCTTTTTCATCGAGAGCACCTTTTCTAATCCAATGACTGTGTATGCCAGAGTCTAGACTGACCATTCTTTGTAGCAGTTGTATGCTTGACATTTCGTAGCTAAATATAGCTATCGGTTTTTTTGCCTTAGCTGCATTAAATGCAGTAGTTACAGCAAAGCTTGTCTTACCCATGGACGATGCTCCGCCAATTATAATAAGGTCTGTTTTTTGCCAACCGTTTGTAAATTCGTCTAATGATTTAAATCCTGTTGTAATACCTGATATACCATCAGTGTTTATTTTAGTGTGCAAGTCTTCTGTAAATTCTACAAGCTGTGACACTAACGTTTTTGCTTTATCATCATTAGGACTATTAAATTTACTTTGCAAAGTATCAACTAATAATTTAACTTTTTCTATACTATCATGATTTTGTAGACTATTGTTAATGTCTATTATGGTATTATGCACCATTTTTCTTTGTGATGTTTCATAAAGTTCTTGTAACCCTGATTGGAACTCGTTTGACATCATGATAGGTGTAGAGCATAAATTTACTAAATGTGTGTTGATACTCTTTTTTTGTCCAATAGTTTTGTTTATAGATATTAAATCAGGTTCGTCACCTTTCTTAACTATTTTTACAAATGCATTGTATATAATTAAGTTGTTAACATCTTCAAACATAAGTGGATTGAACATTTGTGCATGTTCAAAATATTTTTTTGGATCTTGGACAATATTGCCCAGGATTAAATTTTCTATTTCATAAAACATAATTATTTAATTGGTTTGCTAATTTAAGCATTTATTTCTTCTTTGCTATTCATTATTGCACGTAGATCATACGATCTTTGATGGTCATAACTGTGCTCTGTATACATGGTACCTGTAGTAGATTGACATTTAAATCTACCGCCAAGAATTTTATGTGTAGTAAATGCACCAGCTATGTGATCGTAGAACTTGAAAGTGTCAAGCCATGGTAAATATACACGATCAGTATCTTTTATTTCATGCACAGGATGATGTCGATTTACCTGATTTTCTGCTTGCATCTGCAATATGTTTTGCATTTTTTTGGGTACTTTAATAAAACATGCACCAATGCCACCTTTACCATTTGGTTGTATCAATGTGTTGTTGGTGTATGAGTTTAGTTTTTTCCTAATAATATCATTATCGACTGCATATCTATGAAACAAAACCTCATATCTGTTCTGTGTTGTATACACCCTGTCCATAACTTTAAATTTGTGTTTGCGTTTACGATTGAAGCAATTTTGCCATACAAGAGCACGGCCTAATATTAAATCGTCTTGATTGAGAAGCACAAGTATTTTAATATTATTTCCTAGATGTTTATAAAACATTACTTTGTGTTGATCCTCCTGGCTACGCATACAAGATCTACCAAGTGTGCCTGATTCTTCAGCATAACTTTCCCAATGATATGCATATGGTATTTCGCTAGCATCCCACATTTCAAATCTGAATCCATCACTACCATTAAATAGTAATATATCTTCAAAAGAGCATTGTATATTATGATTCCAAGGCCTATTGTGGCCTTCTCTTGCTAGTTTTTGTAGAGCTCTACCAAAAGTTGTAATAATACCTTTAGATTGTCTAAGTTCAGGTCTCAACAAGTTAGATTTAATGTTTTCACTTTGATCAAAGTATGTAGCAAAACCTTTATTTTGTTGTTTGAGAAGAGAAAATATTTTACTTACAGTAAAAAATCCTACTCTAGTACTATCACTCATACCAAGCGCTAGTGTTACTGGCCATTCAGTAGCATCTATTTGCAAGTGTCCTCTGATCTTTCTTAGATTACCTGCATGGTAATCTTCTAAAAATTCATGCAATGGACTACGCGGTATACTATCAAACAATCTCATTAGTTTGTTATCAATTCTAAACAATGTACTAATGTTTGATAGTTCTATAAAACCGTATGGTGCTTCATAAGGCTTTCTAGTTCTTTGATCAAACATATCAGGTGGCAGGTGTTCTTTTTGTGTAGCATACCAGGTAAACCAAGTATTGTCAATTTTAGAACTCATGTTAACCATATCCCATATGGGTAAAATTCTGTATCCATCGAACATACTTTCTTGAAGAATAGCAAATTCAGTGCCTGCTTGTCCAGCATTGTATATATTTTCGGACAAATTCATACTTACTAGTAAGTTATTAGCATCTAAATATGTTACGATTTCACCTACAGAATTAAACTTTTTAAATTTAATTTTATCAATCATGATTAAAATGGTATTGTTGTTTGGTTTGGATCTTTGTATGTAACCTCAGTTGGTTTGTAGTACAATTTATCTTTAGAAGGATTGTAGTAACCAAGCAATACAAAACTTTTATTAGTTACAGGATAGATTTGTTCAGATTCATAAAATGCTCCAGCATTATAACTGTAGTCATCATAAAAATCCATAGTGTATTGAACGTCACAATTTGTGCACTCATGGTTTACGCATACTTTGTGACCATTGATAGTTCGTAAATCTTCATTACAAAATGGGCAGACATCTGTACCTTGAGGTTTAACATTGAAACTACGATTCCAATCTTCTAATTCTTGTTCTTGATTCCATCTATCTATATAACTTTTATTGTATGCATTGTACTTTTTTGTACCAGCACTAAATCTACCTGTGTATGTTGTAAACTTAGGTTCGTGCTTATGATATTGTTTTTCTAGACCTAGTCTGCGTGCAATATCATACATTAGATTTAATGTGTTCTCAGCTTCTTCAACTACAACATACTCAGTGTCTTGATGTGCATTGTAATAGCCAGAGCTGAGGTTTGACATACAAACATTTATACCGTCTTTTTTGAGTTGACCGACATCTGTGGTAAATGTTTTAGTAAACTGAAAACCTCTTCGTTTTACAAGATCTTTAATCTTTTTACGAAACTTTTTGTCATTCATCTCTGTACCATTGATATCAAGAGAGAAGTCGCTACTACCTTTTCTGTCTGTTTGTAGTGCATAGCCAACATCTTTGAAGAAGTTTTTGTCTGCTTTACTTGAGCCAACGCATCCCATTTCTTCTGCTGCAAAAAATGCTAGCTTACATACATCAAGGTTAGCAATTAAATTTAGACAAGCCCATATGCCAACTTTGTCATCTGCGCCACAACCTGCTGGTTCAATAAATTTACCGCCATAGGTTTCGTCATTCAAAATTGTATAACCATACAAAGTTTTTTTGCCTTCTTTTGTTTTACCTTTACCAATCCATAAATTATCAATGATATCGTGCACAGTGTCTGTATGTGATACAAAACAAGGATAGTGTTCATTACCAGTTACAGTGCCTTTAGTAACATATATGTTGGTAATGGATTTACCCGTTAATGATTTTATTTCATCTACATGATAACTAATAGGTTGATTTAGTGTTTTGAGATATTCTAGTTGTTTTATTATATAGTCAGTCATTAGTTTTTCTTCATATGAATGACTTTGAACTGCTAGTATATCAGCCAAATCAAATTTTATTTTCATCATACTAATCTTTCGTTTATGATTGTTCTTGCTTTATCAGCTTTTCTTTGTCTTTCTACCCATTTACTACCTCGTAGTCCTGGATAATTTTCTTGCAATAATCTGCTACATCTTTCTATTGATTTAGGTTTAGGATATTTTTTATGTATAAACATATCTTGCAACAACTCTTTAGCCATGATATCTTTTTTAGGCATTGACTCCCATATAATACGAGCTACTAATCTTTGGTCGTCATCTGCATACTTGATATCTTCACGCAATATGTTTAACACTTTTGTTTTTAATGTTTCTGCTTTCATTCTTCTAATATATATTTAGATACTTCGAGTCTTTTGTGTATGTAGTGATTAAAGTAATATACTTGCATTTGCTCATCAGTACGAATCATATTAGTATCTATTTTGCCTGTATTGTAATGACATACAACTTGTCTATGAACTTGTTGGTTTTCAAAAAATTTATGATCACCAGTAACTAATACAGTGTGGTGTAATGAGTCAGATATCATTATATCAAGATTCATATTATCAAAAAATCTTATTACACGTGTATCATCGACAACAGCAGGAGGCTTATCGCCCCCCACTACTATCCAAGTTTTGTTATGTTGTGCACATACTTTTGTTGATAACAATAGTATGCAAATTAATTTACTCAATGCTATTCGCATGCTTTCTGTTTTCTAATTCAAGATCTTCTTGTGATAGGTCAACTTTTTTGACTACACCTTTTTTGCTTGGTAGTGAACTAAAGATTTTATTCTTAGTCTGAGTTATGCTTTTAAGTTTCTGCGCATATGTATGCACATCTTTTGCTAGCAGACTACGAACATCTTCATAGTTCTCGCCTTCTTGTAGTTCAGCCACTTGTGTGACATTCCACTTTTCTGATTCAAAGTTACCAGTGTTGATTGACACCGAGTAACTAATACTGATTTCTTTTACTTTCATCTTATTGTAAATTTTATTTTACCATTGCTTACAGATTTGTAACCTGCATATACAGTGTTTTCAGTTTGTTTTTCAACTTGTGTTATGAGTTGTTGTGCATCAAAACCATATCCTTTTGGATACTCATAGTTGAATGTTTCTAATCCTAAAAGTGCACAATCTTCAGCCATTATAACTACTATGTTAGCTGTGTCTATAAGCTTTCTACGTTGTGCATCTTTGTTTACTTTAATCTTCATGATCTATGATGTTCTTTAATATAATCTTCTACGTTCTCGTACCAATCATCTGCAATATTGCATATTAGATCGTATACATCAACGCCTTCATATGTCATTGTTTTAATTTCTATTGATGTGTATGGTGGATCTATCCAGGTGCCACCATCAATAGTTAATTCATACGATATAACGACATTATCTCTTTCGTATGTTCCTATAATTACTTGCATATTTTAATAAATTTCAAATCCACCTGATTGTTCACAGAACTCTGCAAATTCTTTTACATTATTTATATCAAACGGATAACTAGCTTCCCACTTTTTTTGTGCTTGTAGGTTATCCCAATCAGTTTTATGTGGTTCGGGATATTCTCTTGGAACTATATCACCATATTGTTCTTTGACTCTTTCGTGCAGTGTATCTATTAGAATTTGTATCTTTTTGTTATGCTCTTTAGCTTCGTTATATTCTTTTTGATGTCTATCATAGTAATCTACAACATCACCGCTTTTAATACGAGCACGTA